GATCTGAACATGGCGAAAGACGCGTTCATCCAACGCAAAAACCAGTGGCCTTGGCTGAATGGTGCCTAGAAAAATATGATGAGGCAGTTGCAGTCCTCGACCTCTTCGGTGGTTCAGGTTCGACATTAATTGCCTGTGAAAAGACCAATCGCAAATGTTTTATGATGGAGATAGATCCACATTACGTAGATGTAATCATAGCCCGGTGGGAAAAATACACTGGCAAGAAAGCAGAGTTGATCAATGGCAAGACCTAAAAAAAATATCGATGAAAACCAAGTGTTAAAACTCGCTCTGATAAATTGCACAATGTCCGAGATGGCCGCCGTTCTTGATTGCGATGAGTCGACGCTAAAGCGTCGTTTTGCGGCTACCATTAAAAAAGGCCAAGAGCAGGGCAAAATGTCACTTAAGAGAAAGCAATATGAATGCGCGATGAATGGTAATACCTCAATGTTAATTTGGCTTGGAAAACAATTGCTTGGCCAGACTGATAAGGTTGACAACACGCATGCGCTTAAAGATCCTTTCGAGAAAATGACCGATGAGCAGCTTTATTTAGAAAATCAAAAAATCATGAATATTCTCAAGAAAACGAGAGAGGTAAAAAAGCTTGCGGCGGATTGTTCGGCAGACATTGATCAAACAAATTCAAGTAAGGCGTGAACTCTTAAGGCGAGAATCTTTACGATCATTGTATACATTCACAGAAACATTTTGGCATCTCATTGAGCCCGGTCAGCCTTTTGTCGATGGATGGCACATAAGATGTGCATGCGCTCATTTAGAAGCCGCAGCTAGATTTGAATTTCAAGAGCTTATTATTAATTGGCCACCACGGCATATGAAATCCATTCTCGTAAATGTTATGTTTCCAGCATGGGTTTGGGCTCATGATGAATGGGCATCGAGACAATTTATGTCGGCAAGCTATTCGGCATCGAACTCTATTCGTGATGGAATAAAAATGCGCACCATTATTGAATCCGATTTATATAGATTATTATTCAGGCCAAGCTGGGCGCTTAGATCTGATCAAAACCAAAAGCTCAGATTTGAAAATACAAAAGCAGGATTTAGATTTTCTACATCAGTTGGTGGTTCCGTGACTGGATCTGGATATGATTTTGGAATAGTCGACGATCCTCTCAACGCTATTGACGCCTCATCTAGTATCGCAAGAGAAACCGCCAACCTCTGGTGGGATATTGCATGGTCCACTCGTGCAAATAATCAGAACGCTCATTGCAAAATAATCATCATGCAAAGGCTTCATGAGAATGATTTAGTCGGGCATATTAATAATAAAAAAGAACGGCCAGAGAAAAGAGCACATCTTATTTTTCAGGCTAAATATGATCCTGATACAAAGCTTAAATCCATATCACCTTTGCCAATAAACGATCCAAGAAAAAAGGCGGGCGAACTTTTATGGCCCGAACGCTTTGATTCACAAGCCATTAAACAATTAGCGGCAGATCTTGATTCAAATGGTCTGGGACAATCACACGCTCAACTTCAACAAGACCCAAGGCCCGCAAGTGGAGGCTTATTTAGAAGATCTTGGTGGAAGAAGTATGATGCGCCATCAACAATTTTAGAGACGGTGCAGTTTTGGGATTGCGCTCAAAAACCAGGTATTACTAACGATTGGACTGTATGTGCGACATGGGCAAGATGTGAGTCTGGGTTTTATCTCATAGACCTTTGGCGAGGAAAGGTCGAGGCTCCTCAACTTGAGGCAATAGCTGTGGCAAAATGGCAAATTTTAAAACCAGACGCCGTTGTTATTGAAGACAAGTCTGCCGGACAGTCCTTAATTCAATATCTGCAACGACTTACAGAACATCAAATTCCAGTAATTCCATTCGAGCCAAAAGGTGACAAGGAAGTTCGCGCGACGGCAGCGACTCCGATGGTGGAGGCTGGAAAATGTCACTTGCCAAATTTTAAAATAATGAGTGATGATGAGAGTGGGATTCCATACGATTTAATTGAAGCTTTTATTTCGGAGCATGAACGTTTTCCGAAAGGTGCTCACGACGACATGGTTGATACTACATCAATGATGGTCAAATATTTTTCAAAACGTCAAACATTCCGCCCCAGAATTAGGAGCTTATAGAATGGGTTTTCTAGATATCTTTAGAAGAAAAGAATCTCTTGCGCGAACCGTATCCTCAATTCAACAAATCGGTAGACCCATCTCAACCCCCGCCAACTACGAAAGCTTTGCTAAATCAGGATATGGGAAATCAGTCATCGTCTTTAGGTCCATAAACATGATCGCAGGTGCCGCGCGAGGAATGTCATTCACCCTATACGACAAAAAGAATCCTAAAAAGCCAAAAGAGCTTTTAAAACACCCAATGCTCGATCTTTGGAATAAGCCCAACCCCATGACTTCAATGTCAGACTTTGTCGAAAACCTAGTGGCATTTTACTGCCTTGATGGCAATTCTTACGTCGAAGCTAATCGAGGCGGTACCAATTCGCCAACTCCACTTGAAATATGGAATGTTAGACCCGACAAGATGAAAATCATTCCTGGTCAAAAAGGATATCCACAAGCCTATACATTTTCCTCTGGTCAAGATTCGGTGACCTGGCCAGTAGATATTGTAAACATGCGATCAAATATCATGCATTGGAAAACATTTAATCCAATTAATGACTGGTATGGGATGAGCCCACTTGAAGCAGCGATGCTTTCTTTAGATCAAAACCTAGCTGGTCAAAGATGGAACTTATCCTTGCTTCAAAACTCTGCAAATCCTAGTGGAGTATTACAAGTTCAAACGACTGATGCAAACCCTGGCGGAACTCTCACAGAGGAGCAGTTTCAGGATTTGCAAAATGCTATAGATGAGCGATATGCAAGCATTAAGAATGCGGGCAGGCCTATGCTTTTAGAAGGTGGAATCACTTGGCAACAAATGTCGCTAACTCCGCGTGATGTGGATTATACAAAAGGAAAAGAAATTTCTGCGACGGATATTTGTTTGGCATTCGGTATTCCTCCAGAACTTTTAGGGCTAGGCCAGAAAACATTCAATAATTACAAGGAAGCAAGGCTGTCTTTTTACGAAGAGACGGTGCTGCCAATCATGGATGGCGCAGTGGGTGCAATAAATCGCTGGCTTAGCCCTATTTTTGGCGAAAATCTTTATCTTGATTACGACAAAGACGATATCGAAATCCTGCAATGGAAGCGGGAGCAGCGATACACATCTCTACAAACATCTAACTTCCTAACCCAAAATGAAAAACGAGAAGCCGTTGGTTATGAGCCTATTGAAGAATGGGACGTGTTTGTCATTGGCTCACAAGTAGGAGCATTGCCAGAAGACTTTGCGGGCGGCGGTGGATTTGGCCTAGATCCACTCACAGACCCTAACGCAAATCCCGAAGACTCTACAGATTCAACGGACAGCACCGATTCGACCGATCAATCAGAGTCAAATACGGATGGCACTATTAGTGAAGATGACAATAACGAGGCTTCTATAGAGTTTGATTACGGATGGAAATCCATCAATCTTTTAACAGCCAATGAAAAACGAAAATCTTGGCGATACCAAAATGCAAGGCGAAAGCAGCTTCAAAAATCCTTCGATAGGGACCTTTTAGAAGACTTTAAAGAGCTTGTGCAAAACCTTTCTAAACTTAATATCTCAGTGCACGACTCTAGACTTGCAGAGTTTGCCTACACAAAGACCATATATGATTTTATGCCCACCATGGAAAAAACCATCAAAAGGCATATTCGCTATAGCGCTGAAACATTTGGTGGTGCAATTCTTAGTGAGGGGAAATCTCTAGGATACGACAAAGAAAACAAAGCCAATCTTAAGTTCGATGATTTTGTCAGAGCCTATACTGAAAAAAGATCAGGTGATGCGATTAAGACTATTACTTCGACAACGACCACGAAAATGAAACGCATTATTGGTGAATGGGTAGATACTGCAATTCAAGATGGTGATACCAATCAAGACTTATCGAAATACATCAACGCTGAGTTTGAAGAGCTTACCCCTTCGATGTCTACTAGGATTGCCCAAACAGAAGTCGCCACAGCTTCTAATAATGCAGCTCTAGAAGCCGTTAAAACTCTTCAAATTCCAAACATGTTCAAGGAATGGGTCACCGCAAATGATGACCGAGTAAGATACGGTGAACATGGCGGGGCCGATCATACTGCAATGAACGGCGCCGAAGTTCCTTTAGATGACAAGTTCGGTGTACCACCAGATTCATTAATGGATGGCCCTGGTGATACATCGGCGCCTGCCGATCAAGTGATTAATTGTTTCCATCCAGATACTTTCGTTTCAGGGTATTTCGTAGCGGGGTCTAGTTTTAAATACGTTGGGCCCATGATTAAGTTTAAGACCGAATCTGGGCGAGTTCTTTCCGTTACCAAAAATCACCCCATATTGACCCAAAAAGGATTTATCCCCGCCGATCAAATCACACAAGGTGACTATTTTCTGTCTGAGAATTGCCCCATCGATAAAATGTTTTCGGCTCGGGATATAAATGAAAAGAACAAACCAACCAGCATCCAAGATGCTTTCAATTCTCTTAAAATATCCGGGAAATCTCGCACTACAAATTTGGTAAGTGATCACTTCAATGGCGACGCTAGATTTGGGAATAGCGATATCTACATTGTATCTTCCGATAGCAAATTGCTGGACGGGTTCGAACAATTTAGGAATGAAATTAAAGACCTCATCTTCGAAAAGAAATTTGCGAAGACAGCGAGATTGAACGGTTTTGGCGGTCTGCACAAGAGTGCCATCACTAACGATCTGACCTCTGCGAGCGATCCAAGCTTTTTTAAGCTGCCGGTCGACCAATTTGGGATCAGTCTTGATAGACTTCCATTTAATGGCCTCTTGCTCGGATTGACTGCGCAACTTGACTCTATGCTTTGTGAGATATCTAGCGATAGTGCCTCGGTCACATCCGACAACTTTACCCAAATGGAGCAGAGATTCTCCCGACTGATATCGGGCGATAAGGTCATATCGATCGAGGTCTTTAATTATTCTGGCCACGTTTACGATCTCCAATCTAATTCGGGACTATTATTAGCTAATGGGATCGTAACGTCAAATTGCAGGTGCGTATTAGTTTATAAACAAAGGGGAGAACAGCGATGAAGCCCATTGAATTTAAGACGTTTGAATTTGAAGTCAAAGAGGCCGGAACCGAAGATGATCTTGGAAAATTCGAGGGCTATGCCTCAACCTTCGGCAATTTAGATCAAGGCTTTGACATCGTAGACAAAGGTGCATTTAAGGTCACACTAAAACAGAACAAGGGCAAATTCCCCATCCTTGCCGATCATAACTGGGAATCTCACATAGGCTATAACGAGTCGGCAAAGGAAGACAACACCGGGCTATATGTTCAAGGTGCGATTAATCTTAAAGTTCAAAAGGGAGTTGAGAAATTTGCTCTTGCCAAACAAGCGCTTGGGCTAAACACTCGCATGGGATTGTCTATTGGATACTCGACGATTCAGGCGACGCAAGATCAAGAGAATATAAATATCAGGCATTTAACCGAGTTGAAACTTTACGAATATTCTTTTGTTACGTTCCCGATGAATGTAGAGGCAATGGTCACCACTGCTAAAAGTCTAGGTGAGATTGACAAGGCTAGATTTTTGCTATCACAATTGAAACAACAAGGCATTTCAATCGCTGATTTGGAAATGGCACTTCGAGTAGAAGCCGCCTCAAACGATGCGGACCCGACTTTAATAAGTCAGTCCCTGGATAACCTGATAGCGAAGTTCCGAAACGATTAAAAACAATTTAATTTGGGGGGATCAAGGTGGATCTTACTAAGAAAATAGATGAGCTGGGGTCGGCTTGGGAAGAATACAAAAAGACCAATAACGCGGCTATTGAAAAACAGCGCACTGAAAGCTCTGAAACAAAAGAGAAGCTAGAAAAAATCGACACCGATCTTGATAAGCTTCAAGAAGAGGTCAAAGCCTTAAACGCTGCTATGACTCGCATTGGCCAAGGTGGTCAAAATCAAGTTGATGAGAAGAAGCAAAAACTTGAGGAGTACAAAAAGCAGTTTGAGAAATACGTACGTAAGGGTTCTGATATTTCTCATGAGATGAACGAATTTGCCATGAAGACATTGAGCGTTGACTCTGATGTGAACGGTGGTTTTTTCGTAGAGCCTCAGATGAGTGCCGAGATTGTAAAATCAATCCATGAATCAAGCCCAATTCGTCAATTAGCAAGTGTTCAAACGATTTCGAGCGCATCTTTGAAGCTCAACTCTGATCTTGATAAGCCTTTGGCATATCCGGTTGCAGAGCGTGGGTCTCGTACAGTGACCACCAACCCCACTGTAAAACAAAATGAGATTTTCGCACATGAATACTACTGCGAACCTCAAGCGACTCAATCCTTTTTGGATGATGCTGCAATTAATGTAGAGGCTTGGCTTTCTGCATATGCGGCTGAGGCTTTTGCGCTTGCCGAAGCTACCGACATGGTATCTGGAAACGGCGTCGGTAAAATCCGAGGGATCTTGAGCTATACTGACGGCACCACTTACGGATACATTCAGCGCGTTGCGACTGATGACACTGGTGCTATCACTGGACTTGATTTGATCGATGTTCAGGATTCTCTCAAAGAGGGATATCAGCGAAATGCATCTTGGCTTATGAATCGACTTACTCGAAGTGTAGTTCGCAAAGCCACTGATGGAACTCAATACCTTTGGCAACCAGGTCTTCAAGCCGGTGTTCCCGATATGCTCCTTGGAAAGCCTGTTTATTTAGCCGCTGACCTTAATACATCTCTCGTAACTGGAACTGACGGTTTGATGATGTATGGGGATTTCAGAGCGGGCTACCAGGTTGTTGACCGTGTTGGAATCCGTTTGCAACGTGACCCATACACTAGCAAACCAAATGTGATTTTCTACACTACTAAACGCGTTGGTGGTGCAGTGAAGAATTTTGAAGCCATTAAGGTTTTGAAGATTACATAATTGATAGATTATTAAATTTAACAAGGAGTTTTAAATGGCTATGCGATCTCTTTATGGAAGAGTCAAAGGGGTTTTCGGTTTGGCAAAAACCGTTGGCTCTGGCGATTCGACATCTGCCGCGTGTGATCTTCAAGGTTTTCAATCTTGTATGATTAGCATCAATGCAGGTGTTTTTAATTTGACTAGCACTAACAAGGTAACACTTACAGTGCTTGATTCGACTGACAACGTTACATATGGCACCGTTGCAGATGCCGATATGGAAGGAATGGAAGGTACTGGAGTTTTCAGAGCATGGGATTCCTCTGCATCTGATGCTAGCACGATCACTAACCTTTACTACCGAGGTGGTAAGCGTTACGTAAAGTGTTTGCTTGAAGAAGGCGGCACAGTTTCCATTCCAATGTCTGTCGCTTATATTTTGGGTGATTCTGACACTAAACCTTCGGTTGATTAATTTCGATTGAAGGCGGGGCCCCTCTTATTCTCCGGGGAGGGGCCCTAGATTTAAGGGACTTTATGACTGTAATTGCGATGCGTACGGGACTAATTCAAAATCAAGGTAGGATTGAATTGGTCATTGCAGGTCAAGTCTTTAATTTAAAAGGGGATGATGCAGACTACGCTATAGATCAGGGCGTTTGCGAGAAATACGAGGGCAAGAATGGAATGGATTCCAGCACCGAGAGCGACAATGGAGAACGACGTCACACCATCGGCAGTTCTGGATTACACCGAAGTCCAGACTTATCTAAGACTCGACGGAACCGACGATCAAACTCTAGTAGAAAATCTAATAAGCGCCGTAACCGATAAAGTTGAAAACTTCATTGGTAAAAAACTCATCACTCAAGTTTGGTCTGTGTACTATGATTTTTTCCCTCGTAAATTAAAAGAAGATGCATGGTGGGACGGCTCGCGCGACGGTGCAATTTCAGAGCTTTATTATCCAATTCAATTTTTAAGACTTCCATTTGGCCCCTGTCAGTCGCTTTATTTTTTCAATACCTATGACTCAACCGATGGCACTGTTTTATTCGACGCCTCCTCATACACGCTCGACAATATTTCTGGAAACCCTAAAGTCGCACTGAGGAATGGGTTTTCTTGGCCAACGACTATGCTACGTCCACTCAATGGTATTCATATCAAGGCGACATTTGGTTATGGGACAAAATCTCAAGTTCCAAATCAAATTAAAGAAGCAATCAAGATTGGTGTTGCAAATCTTTATGAACATAGGGGTGATATTGAGCCCGAATCGTCTTTGCCAAACACTGCACAAATGCTTTTACAATCTTTTAAGAGATGGAAGGTGTAATGCAAGAGCCTGATATTGCAAAGCTTAGACACAGACTCACCATCGAGCAGCTATCTAACACGCCAGATAGTCAGGGCGGCTTTGCGACTACATGGTCAACACTGGCCACAGTTTGGGGAAAGGTTGAGCCAGTTAAATCAAGTGAGAGATTATTTGCTCAGCGGATTGAATATCAAAGATCGCATGTAGCTTGGATAAGGAACAGGTCGGACGTTACGACTTCAATGCGAATTACTTTTAATTCAAGAACTTTTCAGATCAAGGGGGTAAGACGTCTTGATGAGAAAAGGTTTTGGTTAATTTTGGACCTAGAGGAAAACCAAGGAACATGAGCGGTTTTAAGTTGGTCGGTAAAATTAAAAACGGTCTGGCTTTTGAAAAAAAGCTTGCCAATTTTCAAAAGTCCGTTCTCGCAGGTCAAGTTAAAGCCATGCAACAAGCTGTTTTTCTGATTCACGAGACCGCTGTAAAGAGCATTCAAGACAACTCATCTGGTACGCCCCAAGTCAGATACACCAACGGAAGAAAGCGAGTTGTCCTTGCATCAAAACCAGGTTCTCCCCCGAATACAGACACGGGAAGGCTTGTCCAATCCATTAAATTTGATTTTAAAAACAATGGTCTTACTGGAAGAGTAGGAACGAATCTCAGATATGGCGCTCATTTAGAGTTTGGCACTAAAGACATGAAAAAAAGGCCGTGGCTATCAGCCGCGATAAAAGAAGTGTCTAAAACCATAGGGAAGATTTTTAAAGACGCTTTAAAAGACAATGTGAGGGGCAAGAAATGAGTTGGGCTCCTCAACAAGTACAAATAAAAATTTATTCAACGCTGACCGCAGATTCAGCACTCATGGTTTTACTTGGCACTACTGTGGGCGGTACTCAGAAGGTTTTTGATTTTGTGCCAGACAATCAAGCGTTTCCTTTTTTAGTGATGGAAATAAATCCATGGCAAGACCGTGGAAGTCACACGACAGAGGGCTTTGAGGCAGAGCTTTGGGTCCACACTTGGTATCAACCTGGTGTTGGCTCTTTTACTGGCAGGGGAAATAAGCAGGTTCAATTGATTCAGAGTCGAGTTGATGAGCTATTACATTTGCAAGAATTGACGTTCACTGGATGGAACAATCTTTTATTAAGAAGATCGACGGTGGACATTATTACAGATCCGGACAACGTAACAAAACATGGCATTCAGAAATTTAAACTATTAGTAGGGGGTCAATGATGTCAGGAACACAATCGGAAATTGAAAAGGCAGGCAAGGACATGCTGCTCAAGATCGGGGAAGATATGACCGGCTCTTTGACCGGTAATTATTTCTCGATTGCGGGGCATGGTTTTGAGGTGAACGACTTAGTTCAACTCGATGAAACGGAAGGCTCACTCGTCACTACAAGATTTTATTTTGTAAGCGAAGGCACTTACGCAAGCCTAGATGCAACGATCTTTGGTTTGTCAGATACTCCAAGCGGCACACTTTTAAGCCCCGATGCGACAGACGCAACGCTAACACTAACTGGTTATAAAACCATCGGTGGTTTGAGATCGAAGTCCTTTAGCTTTAGTGCAGACGATATTGATATTTCTAACCATGGAACTAATCAATGGAAGAAGATCAAGTCTGGCGCCGGGATGAGGTCTGTAGCGATTTCTGGATCTGGTGTTTACACCAACGCTTCAAACTACAGAACTCTTGAAGCCGATGCATTGGCAAACAACCTTGTGTCTTTGGCATTTATGGATATCGATGCAGGTCGAATCTATAGCTCACTTTTTAAAGTGAACTCTTTAGAGGCATCTGGTGAGTACGACGGTGAGGCAAGTTTTTCTATTTCTGCTAATTCCAGCGGCACTGTATCGATTGCACAGTTAGGTACTTGATAAGAAAGTTCGCGCGAATCAGGGGTCGGGCTAGAGGTGGTACTAGTCCGGCCCCGTCCTTAACCACAAAGGGGATTTATGGAAAACAAGTTTAGAAATGAAATGGAAATAGAGCTGGCGAAGGTAAAAATTCTTCTTCGTCCGACGTTTGAAAACATAGCCGCAATGGAAGAAAACGTTGGATCAATCGCATGGCTTGGGTGGAAATACTCTCGAGGAATCGGCACTAAAGACGCCGTTAAATCTATTCCCTCAATGTCCGAGGTCGCAAAGATTATTTATTTTAATCAAGCTGCGACTAAGGCTGACGATGTTACACAAAAGAAATTCTCTTTAGAAGAAATATGGGATTTGGTTTTGCAAGAGGGTGCAGGTGTTTCCTCGAAGATCATGCTTTATTTAGGCAGAATCACAGCCGGCAATAAAGCAGATGAAATTGAGGGCTTATCGGAGACTGAAAAAAAAAGCTGATGCTAAGGGCTGAGCCCAATCGGTTTGATGGGTTTAAATGGGATACGATTTTAGTAGTAGCAAAAAAAAGGTTAGACATATCACCGGGGGAATTTTGGAAGTTAACGTTTGCGGAGTTTTGGCCACTATACAACGCTGAGTTTTTGAAAACGACTCGTCCAATGACAAGTCGAGATGTAGGGAAGCTAAAAGAGAGGTTAAAGAATGGCGACTTTGGAAGAACTGGTAGTCAGCCTAGTAGCGGAAACAAGTGGACTTCGCTCTGAGCTTTCCAAAGCCACAAAAGCCACACAAGACGCAACGTCTAAGATGGACGATGCGATCAAGGATTTCTCCGAGAACTCTAGTAAGAACGTAGGGTTTTTCCAGACCGCAATGTCTACAATGACAGGATTTCTCGCGGCAGAGGCTGTCAAAGAAGTATTTTCTTTTGCCAAAGAAGCCATAGGCTTCATGATTGATCAATTAGAAGAAGGCACCAAGGCCGCAATCAAGGAAGAAGACGCACTTAAAAAGCTAGCCAATGCGCTAGCCATCTCTGGGCAATATTCTAAGGATGCTATTTTAGGGCTTCAAGCGTTTGCGGGCGAAATGGAAGATCTAACGGGGGTTGAAGATGATGTTGTGGCTTCAAGTCTTGCGGTACTTTCCTCGTTAACTAAGCTTGATGCCGAGGGTTTAAAGCGTGCTCAAAAGGCAGCGCTTGATATGTCTGTAGCAATGGGGATTGACCTTAATACGGCTACACAATTAGTCGCGCGTGGTATTGAGGGGCAAACGTCGGCCTTTACTAGATACGGCATTCAGATCCAAGCCGGAACCACTAAGGCTGAGAACATGGCTAACGTTTTAGGAAAGCTTGAGGAAAGCTTTGGTGGTGCTGCTGCCGGTGCTGCACAAACCTTTGGTGGAGCTTTAAAGAATTTAAATAATGCGTGGGGTAATTTTACCGAAGCTTTAGCGAATGCGATTACGAAAAATCCTGTCGTATTGGCAATGATGAATGAGCTTACGAACATAGTCAGGGACTTAACAGGGGGGGCTCAAGACGCTAATATTGCCTTACGCGAGGGGCTCGCAAAAGGGTTTTTGTTCGTCACGAAATCAATCGGGGTCATGGCTCAAATTGCCGATGAAGTGTTTAGGCAAATTTATTCTGCCGTTCAAGGACTAGTGCTTGGTTTGAATGCAGTCGCCGGTTCTATCTCATGGATTGCCGATAAATTGGGCATTATTAAAGATGATGATCCTTTTGCCAATTTGAAGGCCACTGCCGAGGCACTTGATAAGACGATTAATGAGGAGTCTTCGCTTGGGAAATTAGCCAGTGTAATGGCAGAGATTGAGGGCGCAGGAGAAAGAGCGTTTTCTAAAATAAGAGAAGGCAGTGATGCGGTAACAGCATCGATTCAGAATCAAAAAATAGAAGCTGAATCTTTGAGTGAGACTTTTGTTAAAAACGGTCAGGCTTGGGCACAAGGATTAGCCGATCAAACGGACCAACTAGATTATCAATTGCAATACCGTCGTGATCTTCAAGCGGCAGACTCAGAGCTTCAATTAGCTCAATTAGAGGAGACCAATTCAAATAAATTCGATGTCATGAACGATGACTTTGCTATGAGGCAAGAGCTTTTAGCAACGCAACATGAACAAGAGATGGCCGATTTAAATGCTCTTTTGGAAAATAAAAAGATCACCGAAGACCAGTATGCAAAGGCCAAGACCGCACTTACCAACAAGCAATTTCTTGAAGATAAAAAGATGTCGCTCGACAGGATTAAGCTTGAGCAGGCTG